GGGACGCGAATCTCGGCACAAAAAAGCCGCCCCCACGCATGGGGACGGCTCGCCGCTTGGCCGAAGCGTACGCGGCCCGGATTGTCTGGACGCGCGATTCTGGAATAAGGCCAGCCCCCGTCGTAGCTTCGGCGCTAGCAACCTAGCACTACGCTCGCGCGATGAAACACCCGCGAAAGTTTGCGTGGCTCGGCCATAGGCATCGCGGGTTCGCCGATTGCATTCTAACACGAAAAGGCCCCCACCCCGCAGGGTGAGGGCCTTTCGTTCATTCACCATTCGTTCAGTTGGACGAACCGCGCTCTTGTTTATGGTTTCGCGCGATTGTCAGAAATATCGTCTCCCGATGCAGGCAGTTTGGGCAGAGGACGTCGACCGTTCTCGTGCGCCCATCAGTCCACTCCGTATCCCAGAGCGGCTCCATGCGCTGCCTGCGGCAGTTCGGGCATTGAATCTCGATCACAGCATCAGCCTTCCGTACGTGCCGTCATGCTTGTCGTTCGTCTTGATGTCGGTGAGCATCTCGCCGCTGGCGCCAAACGCGTACCAGGAGCCGCCGTCGTTGACGCAGGTGCTGGCGAGCATCCATCCCTCGTGGTCGAAGTAGTACCACTTGCCGTCGATGTGCTCCCAGCCGTTGCGCGTGTAGGAGCCATCGGCGTGTCGGTACCACCAGCGCCCGTCCTGCTTAATCCACTTCGCCTTGGGCGCATTGGTGTAGTTGGGCATCATGCCGCCAAGAATCTCGCTCCAAAGGCGCTGGCGCTCGCGGTAGGCGCGCGGGGTGCCCGTGTTGCCTTCGCGGGTCACGCAGCCCCAGTCGTGTTTCGAGACGCAGATGCCGACGTGGTCGCCCCACGTGTCCGTGTCCCAGTCGAATACCACGAGCGCCCCGCGAATGAGCTGTTGCGGGTCGAGCCACTTGCGCGGCGGGCAGTCGTGCTTGTCTGGCACGACGAACCTCTTCCAAGTTTGGTCGGACGGTGGCCAGTCGAGTGACGCGCCGCCCTTGTAGACGCAGTACATCGCGCTCGCCATGCACCAGTCGCCAGCGTCTCCGTAGCCGAAGTATTCAAAATACTTCGCGCCATTGGTGTTGCCCAGCTCCTCTTCGGTGACGCGCAGAACGTCCTCTACCGTTCCTGCCATGTTGTTTCTCCTATGTCTATGCCTTGCGATAATGAGTGCCCTGAGAGAACGCTGAGTCCAAAGGCACTTCCTGCCAAGCCCCGTTGACCTTGCGGTAGGCCTTCGCAACCTTGCCCCATACGCCGTTCCGTTTGACGTAGAGGTCTGGGCCAGCCTTGGCGACCACAATCGCATGGTCCGCCACGACGTTCTGGATGACGTACTCGTAGTGCGAGCCAGGGGTGAAGGGTTCGTCAAGCGTGATTGCGACCTTGAACTGCAACGTATCGTTGTTATCGTCGGAAGCGTCGTCCTTGGAGTACTTCACGTAGATGAAGTGGTCTCCCGCCGTGAGTTCGTAGTCGAGCGTCTGCACTGAGGACGTGTTCCTGCTGGACGTGTTGCACGCCAGCCTGTACGACGAGTCCGTGATGCTCGCGCCGCTGCTCCCCGCTGAGTAGTAGCTCGTGCTCAGCGTCTCGTCCAAGTTGCCGAAAACACCGAAGTCGTAACCCTGCTCGGCGTAGTTGATGAACGAGAACGTCACCGTCGCAGCGACTGGCACGTGGACGTTCACCTTGCACACAGCAGCGGTCTTGCTGATGCCCTTGTTCTCGCTGACGTAGTACCCCGACGAGTTCAGCTCGAACCCGTAGCTGCCGATGGTCTCTACCGTGTAGCTCTGCGCCGTGTCCTGAACTTCCACGAACTGAGACGTGACGTCGGCCCCGTTGTCGGTGATGATTATCCCGTCGATAGCTCCCGTCGTGACGGTGACATCGTCTCCCTCTATCGGATTGGTGTTGGAGACGGTGACAGATACGTCCGTTGAGTTGGTAAGGGTGATGTCGTGATGGACGGGTACGGTGTAGGTGACCTCAATTTCGGCACCGTACACGTACATGTATCCAGTGGTGTTTCGGTTCGACCTGCGGCAGTTTATCCTGATGCCTAAGTCTGAGCCGTACTCGACCAAGTCGGCCCAGTCCGCGTCCAAGTCAGTGAACTCTCGCGTCGTAGCCGTACTCGTGATGGCGCTCATGGTCGAGGTCAGCTGGTTCGTTCCGTGACACAGCTTCGGTCCGTAGGAGCTGCTTGTCGATACGCCAGATTCCCTAGCCTTGAGCCTCACGGTGAAGCCAGTCACGACGGCGTTTGACGGCACCGAGTCGAAGTCGAAGCCCCTGATGTACAGGTAGTAGCTGGTCGTTCCAGAGCGGGTGTTCGTTATCGTTGCGTAAGTCTCTGAGTCGCAGTCCGTGTACATGTTCGCAGCGTTCGAGACGCTGAGGTATGAGCTGCTTACGTAGTAGGTGCTCGGTGTGAGCGTGATGGTCGGCATTACTCGGTCACCAGCCAGATGTCCCCGTCAGAGCCGTCAGAACTTGTAGGCTCCGAACCACTGACGTGGTAGGTGACGAACGTCAAGGCACCTGTGATGGTCGCACCACTCGCGTCGTGTGCCGTGTAGTTGCTGGCGAGGTGTGCGGCGTCTACGGTGTCGTATCGCAGGTCGATGATGGCCGAGCCGTTGACCTCCACCACGTTTGCGTAGGGGTTGCTAGCCATGCACCACCTCCTAACCGATGGTCACGGTCTTCCCGCCCTGGGCGTTGTCCGTCTCCGAGTACGGGATTGCACCGACCGTGACCTGGGAGAGCGCGTCATATCCCGTGTCGGCGCTTACGACCTGCTGCGAGAAGGACGGTGTGACGGACTTGGCCTGCAGCTTAGCGGCCTCGCCACTGTAGGTACCCGTAATTCCGAGGATGCTGACCCCGCTCTTCACGTTGCCTGCCACCAAGTTGGAGATATTCGTCAGGGAAACGGTACCCGACCCGTCATGGTAGCCAGTCGGGACGGTGTACGTGCCGTCCTTCGTACCGATGGTGCCAGATACGGCACCGTTGTTGGTCATGGTGCCAGTGACCTTTTCTCCATTGACGTATGCCGTGGCACCGTCGAGAATCTGCGATGCCGTGGCGTTCGCGTCGCGGGTGTCCGCGTCGTTCGTGTTGGTGCCTGTGATGGGTGCGCCCGTTCGCGCGTGCGCCTTCACTCCGCTTGCGAGCTGGTCTGCCGTGATGAGCGTGTCGCCGGAAATGTCGATGATTACGTCGCCAGTCTCGCCGTTCACCACCTTGTTTACGTACTGGTTGGCCATGCTACCCTCCGATTGTGACCGTAGTGCCGTATTCGTTCGGCGCTTCCGTGTAGTTGATCGCCCTTACGGCGAAGTCTTTCCTCATGAGCTTGTCTGCCGTGCCGAACGACTGTGCCGTGAACAGCGCGCTGGCCTCGTACGGCCCGTCATACAGCGGCTTGTCTCCGACAACCGGTATGTACTCGTCACTCGACCACACGAGCGGCTCCACGACGGCCACGTCATGCTCGTATGGCTCCCGCTCGTCAACGTCATAATCCGAACGGCCATCGTCGAAGACGTCGTCCCAGACGATGACCGTCTCGTCGACAAGCTCGTGCTCGTAGGTGTCTCCGAGGGCGTCACTCGCCGCCATACTCGACAACCCTGTTCAAAAGGTTCGGGACGACATCGGTGACCTTCTGGTCAGTCGCGTCACGGGTGCCGTCAGGATAGACCCAGTTGACCTGGTACTTGACGGCGCCGACCTTGAAGCTGGCGGTCTGCTCCTGCGTGAACTTGACCGCGATGGTCGTGTCCTCACCATCGAACGAGACATCCGTGGCCTTGATGTCCAGCTCGTTCTTGCCCTGCTCGTATGACACCCACACGTCGCATCCCGTGAGGTCGATGCCCTTGATGATGTGGCGATTGGTTGGGGTCGTGTATTGAATCATCTCTCGCTCCCGTGCTATCTCAAAAGGCCCCCACCGCCGAGACGGTGAGGGCCTTGTTGCCTATGGCCAACAGATGCCACGGACGCAAACGGGACGCCCGAGCGCCTCGCTCGCGGCCCTGACGGCCTCAAGCGCGTGGTTCTCCATGAGCTGCGCAGACCATTCCTCCGCATGCACCCACGTGTCCGTAGGCAGCTTCGACCTCAGCGTGGTCAGAAGCCCGTGGGAGATGGTGACCGCGTGCGCCACCTCATGCAGCAGCACGCGGTCGAGAAGCGGTGGTCTGAGCGTCGCGTTGAGGTACACGCTTCTCGTGATCGGGTCGGTCGTGGCGAGCCTCTCGTGGCCTGTCCTGTCGGTCAGCCTCGGGTCGCCCGATTGCACGGTGACCACCTGCCAGACCTCGCCGCCCACGACGAAGGGCCGCACTACATACCAAGGAGCGGACGGAGCCTGCGCTTCATCTCGTCCTTCTCCTCGGGAGTCGCGGCCTCGTACTCCTCGATGATTCCGTCGATGGACTCGGTGTGGCCGTACATGCCGCCGCTGTAGCTCCTGCGTGCCCTCGGTCGCGTGGCGTAGCGACCCATCGAGTCGCGATAGCCGCTGCGGACAGGCTGCTGCATGCCGTAGCCGTTCCAACTAGGGTCGTAGCCCATGCCCGTGTCGCTGGGCATGTAGCCGTAGGAGTCACCCTGCGGCATCGCGTCGGTAACGGTCTGGTAGTAGTCTGCCTTCGCACACGCCTCCTCGGCGCCAGTGAGGTCCTTGTAGATGTCGGCCAGAGCCTCCATCTCCTGAACGTCCATGCGCTCCGCGCCCTGCGCCACATTGTGCTCCATGCGCTCAAGGATGCTGGCCTTGATGATACGAATGTCTGCCATGCCTGCCTCCTTCTAGGCTACGCGCGTCACTACGACGTTGCCGTTCGCGACGCTGATGGTCTGCTGGTCAACGAGCGTGCCGCCGACGCCCGCGTCGACGTTCTCGACGGCGAGCGTGTAGCAGCAGCCCTTGGGCACCGTGATGTCCGTCTCGCACGCGACGGTGAAATACTGCTCGACCGCTGCAGGCGTGACGATCCTGCGCGTGCTCGGCAGAGCCTCGCCGTCAAGGGCGAGCGCGAGCGCGATGGCGGCGACGGTGCCGCCAGCAGGGACTGCGATGTTGGCGCTGTAGGAGACGCGGTAGCGTGCGAAGCATCCCTGGGTCGCGCCACGGAGAGTTATGATGCCGCTTCCGTTCCTGTGCAGCACGTAGCCGCGCGGGCAGCGGATTGAGTCGGCAAGCAACAGATTTTGTCCGAACGCGACGTTTTGTGGCGTTTGGCTCTGTACAAACTCAGCCATGTCGGTCACCTACTATGCCACCATGCCACAGTTGCAGCAGGGCTGCGGGTTCTGCGGCTGGCACGTGAAGATGGGCGTGCGGCCATAGACGGGCATCGAGGGCACGGGGCAGTTGGACAAGCGGTTATAGAGCGCGTCGACCTCGTTCGAGAAGCCCTGCGTGATGAAGGCGTTCTGGGCCTGCTGGGAAGCCGCGAAGTTGGCTGCGGTGAGCTCGGAGCGGAGCTGCGCGATGGTGTTGTCGCGGTCGCTGACCTGACGCTTCACGCCGTCGAGCTCAAGCTGGCACAGCTTGTCGAGCACGAGCTGCGTCTTGGCTGCGTTGTCGGCGAGCAGCGTGGAGGTCTGGTTTGCCGTGGCCATGCCCGTGTCGTAGGCGAACTGGGCGACCTGCGCCTGAGCCGCGTTGAAGCCCTGCTGCATCGCGGTCTGGAAGCCGAAGCCCTGCTGCATGTTCGCCATCTGACGCGCGTTCGCGTTGGACTCCACGCCAGCGAAGCCGTTCGCGAGTGCCATCTGCATGTCACCGCAGCAGTTGCAGAGCTGCGTGGAGAGCGCCTGAGCGGCTGCGAGGATGGACTGCAGGGAGGTCTGCATCATCTGGTCGCGGAAGCCGTCGTTGACGTTCTGGCTCTGGTTGAGCCACGGGTACAGCTCGTTGCCGCCAGCGACGCCAGCGCCGTAGCCGCCGCCGTTGCCCCACCCACGGCCACCACCAAGGATGATGAACAGCAGCAGCCACAAGATGCCGTCGCCGTTGCCGAGTCCGTAGCCACCGCCGTTGCCGTTGCCACGGATCGCGTCGATAACGCCAGGGGTCAGCTCATTGGAATAAGCCATTTTTAGAGCCTTTCTCTTTGACACTTTTGTATCTATCGCTTGGTCGTGTGCACCCGACCGTCGCGTCCTACATGTGCATGTGCCCGAGGATGAAGCTGGGGTCGATGCCCGTCTCGGCTAGGAACGCCTCGGACGCCGTCCTGCCCTTATTGCGGCGAAGCACCTCGGCAAAACCAGGGTTGTTCGCCGCGAGATTCTGTACCGCCGTGCCGATATCACCGTTAGCGGCCTGCAGCATGCCTTGGCAGGCTTGCAGCGCCTGCTGCATCTGCGGCGGAAGAGTGCTGTTCGCCTGCGGACTGAACTGATCCATGAACGCCATCGTCTGCTCCAATCACTGCCTTGACCTTCGCCGCGAACTCGTCGAACTCTGCGCGGCTGACGAACTGTGCCCCGTCTATCTGCACGGGCTGCTGCTCAACGTGGGGAGAGAAGTCGAAGCACTCGACGCTCTTGGCCCCAGCGCCATCGGTGCTCACGATGTAGAACACCTTGCCGTTGCTGTCGAACAGGGCTGGCGACATGGAGTTGGGCGGCAAGTTGTACTGCAACGCGCTGTCGCGCCCGTTGACCTTGACGACGCCGTTCACGGGCTGCTGGTACGGCTGCACCATCTGCGGCGCCTGATACGTGGGGAACTGGGTCGTATACTGCCCCTGCCATGGTTGATACGTCGGATACGGCTGAATAGGCATGCCGTCACCCTCCTACTTGTTAAGACTCTCCTTGCTGTGCGCGAGCATCTGGTACCAGGGCGTGTCGGAAATCTCGGGATGCATCTCGGCGAAGATTTCCAGCAGGCTCACCAGCTCCATGAGCGCGAGCGACGTTGCGACGGCGATGAGCACGGGCTGCACGCCGAGCTCAAGTCCGCCGAGCAGCATCCCGTCCACGATGTCAGCCGCGATCACCATGCCCATGTTGGACAGCTTGCGCAGCAGCCCGGCACGGAACTCGTGCGAGGAGAAGTCGTGCTGTACCAACCACGCGTTCGCCACGCCGAACAGGACGTCGAGGCCAGCCAGCAGAATCATGGCGATGATGGCGGTGAGGGCCTTGGTGTCGGTGATGGGCGCAATGAACGGCTCCAATACTGGGGGCATCTCGCTCCCCTCCAATCTGGCCGCGCTGCATGTATATGAGGAGGCCCTCCCGCGCGACCGCGAAGGAGGGCCTCCCTTGGTGCCTTGTCTTGTTCTTGCTTACTCAGTGACCTCGTCCCAGCCGTAGACGCTCGGCTCCCAGACGTTCTTGCCGTCGTAGGTGGACACCCAGACCTTGCCGTTGTGCCGCACCTTGTCACCCTTGTCGTAGGCGTCGTGTGACCCTTCGGGCTGCACCCAGTCGGGGATCTCGCCATCGGCTGCGGTGCGCGTCCAGAGCGAGTGAACGAGCGGCGTGTACTCCGCGCTGGACGTGTGGGCTTGCACGCAGCGATAGAGCTTGTCCTGATAACGGACGCGCTTACCAACGGCGTACTCGGTGTCGACCTTCCATTCCGCATAGAGCAGGGGAATCGTCTCCGCCTGCTCATCGGTGAGGATGTCGAGGACGTTGTCGAGGTTGGCCACCGCCTCGGCGAGGTCTTCCTCCATCGTCTCCATCTTGTCCTCGGCGAACTGCTCCGAGTTCTTGACCCACTCCTCGGCCTCCTCGAAGCCAAGCCCAAGCTCAAGCTCCCTCGGAAGCTCCCACTCGTGCTGCTCGATGCCGTCCTCGGTGGATGTGACGTGAACCCACGTCGAGCCGTTGAGCACGTGGGAAATCCTCGTCACCTCGTGGTGTCCCATTACGCGCCCGTTGGGCATGGGCACCCTTCTGTCGAAAGCCATGTCTGTTCTCCTTTACGCTATGGTTCCGAAAGCCGCCCAATATATGGTTATCGCGTTGCCGCTTGAGACGGAGCGATTGTGTAGGTGCACCGTGGCCTGCGTCGTTGACGCCGAGGCCACGAACGGTGTGAGCGTGCCAGCTCGTTCGGCGTTGGTCGCGTTGTCGTTCCAGCTCGCGCCCATACCGAGCAGCACCTTCGGCGTGGACGAGTAGGTGACGCCGAACGTGATGGTACCGTCGATTCGGTAGCTATCGTCGGTCGTGATGGTGATGCTGCCGTAGGTCACGCCAGCGAGCTTCTTGAACTGGTCGGCGCTCATCGCGCCCTGCGCCGACTTGGTGGACGCTGGAAGCCTTGCGGCGGCGAACGTCCCGCTCGTAATCTTGCCTGCGGCTAGGTCTGGTATCCTCGCCGCATCGAACGTGCCTGAACCTATCTTTGATGCGTCGAGGCTTGGTATCCTCGCCGCGTCGAAGGTGCCGCTGTTGACCTTGCTCGCTGGCAGGTTCGGTATGTCAGAGGCAGCTAAGTTGTAGCTGCCTGCGACATTGAGGTCACCGTCAACGTCCACGTCATCGTCAACATGGAGTCCCATGCCGAAGTCGGCGAGGTAGTCCTCCTTGGCCGTCTTGCCGAAGGCGATGCCGTGGCCACCCCTCTTCACGTCGATGGCGTACCAAGCCGTCTGTATCACGGCGGTCTTGGTGGCCGAGCCGTTGCTGTCGGTCGCGGTGACCGAGACGGCGTAGGCTTGGTCAGCCGATGGCGCTGCGTTGCTCAGGTGGAACGTCCTCGTGTTGCCAGCCGTGGCAGAGGGTGACGTGACGGTGACGCTTCCAACGGTGACGCTGAACGAGAGGGTCGCACCAGTCTGGCTCTCCGCGTTGATGGTGACCACGGCGTTCGTGCCGTCATCTGCGGGGTTCCAAGAGCCGTCCGACCTGTAGGCGCTCACGATTTCGAGCGTGGGCGCGGCAACCTTCCAAGCGGCGTACAGGGCGAGGTTCTGGTTCGTGGTCGCGGCCACGGTGCCGCCAGCCGCGTAGTCCACGGTGCCAGCGTTCGCCCTCGCCTGCGTTGTTGCCCAGCCGAGGAAACCGTAGCCGCTCCTCGTGGGGACAACCGATGACAGGGTGAGGGCCGAGCCAGAGTTCTTGGTCTGGGCCGCTGGTGCTCCCGTGCCGCCGTTTGCATTGAACGTCACCGAGTAGGTCGTGAGCTGCCACTGGGCGTACAGGATGAGGGCCGCGTTGGTGGCGTAGGTGGAGCCAGCCGCGTAGGTCGTTCCAGAGCCGTTGGCAGCAGTGTTCCAGTTCGTGAACGTGTAGTTCGTCCTAGAGAACGTGTTCGCGGCCTTGAGGGTGGCGTTCACGCCGTAGGTCTTTGTCTGTGTCTGGTCGGAGCCAGTGCCGCCGTTGGCCTTGTATGTGATGCCGTAGGTCACCGCCGTCCACTTGGCGTAGAGCGTGAGGGCGGCGTTGCCCGTGTAGCTGCCGCCAGATGCGTAGTTGGTTCCAGAGCCGTCTGCCTTCGTGTTCCAGCCAGAGAACGTGTAGCCCGTCCTCGTTGGCTTGGTGGAACTGAGGGTCAGGTTCTCGCCGTACCACTTGGTCTGCGCGTCTGGTGCCCCAGAGCCTCCGTTGTTGTTGAAGGTGACCACGTAGTTGGTCTTGGCGGCAACGGTGACGGCTGCGTAGCATTGGGACTTGTAGCCGCTGTAGATGCCAGCCTGTCCCTCGACATCCGCGTAGCCCCACACCGTCTGTGCGGCGTGGGTCTTGTTGATTGTCCAAGACGTACCTGTGTTGAAGTAGAAGCTGGTGCTCTCGCCGAACGGGTCGATGTTGGTGGCCCCCGACCACGTGACGGAGCCGTTGCCGATTCCGTAGCCGACCCAGCCCTTGACGTTTCCTGAACCAGTGGACGAGCCTGCGTCGGACTCGAACCAGCCCCTCACCTTGATTGTGGCTGTCGTGGCCGTCTCGGAGGTTACGGACACGCCCACCCACGAGCGCCAGTCATCGCCGCCGACCCAAGGGCCGTACTTGGTTGATTCTGCCATTACTCGTCACCTACCCACTTGAGCGCTAGGTTGCCCACGCCGTCTCGCTCGAACCACTTCCAGCTACCGAACTGAAGCTCCTTGACCACCACGGCGCGGGTGATGTGGAGCATGCCCTCTTGGGTGTCCCCGTTCACGTCGATGTACGCTACCTTCTCGTCACCGTGTCGGAACTCAAGCGCCTTGTTGCTCAGGGCGAGCATGATTGGCGAGTTTGACGAACCCATGAGCAGAACTGGGTACGTCTTGTTGTCAACGGTCTCCTCAGCTATTCGGACGTAGGAGCGAATCTGCTCAAGGTTACCCTTGGTGACACCAAGCTGCTCGAACGCATTTGCAAGCGTCATGCCCTCGGTGCTCTGTCCGTCAGCGGGTGTGCCGAGCAGGTTCTTGAACTGGATTCCCCAGCCCTGAGCCGTCTGCTCTATCTGGGACGATATCGCCCGAACCTCCTGAGAGGTCGCGTACCTCTCGGATACGGTGGAGACGATTGACTCTGCCTTGACCTCTATCGCGGATGAAAGGCTCGCGTATGCGTCCGCGACGGCCTGACCAGACGTGCTCCACCACGTAGCGTCGATGGACGGGGTGAGGGCCGCTATGACCTCCACCGTGTCACCGTCGCGCACCTGCGGCATGACGATGGTGCCGAGGTCGATGGTCTGGGGAGTGGCGAGGGGGTAGGTGAACCGCCCGCCATCAACAGCATCAGCGTATTGCGCACCCGTGAGGTTCGCGTGCGTCGAGTCCTTGACTAGCACTCTCTTGAATGTGGCCTGTACGCATGCATGCCCATCTTTCAGAACTGCTGACATAGTTGGAGAACTGGTCGGATAATGCGAACAAACACTATTTACGGGACCGTTCAATACGCCTGTTTCGCAATCGGCTATCTCCGAGTAAGTCACGCCAGAAGAACTAACGCTCGCCCACGTCACTTCTCCCATGCTCACGCTACCGACCCTCTGCACCATCGTCACGCGCCCGTCCGCGTCAACGCTCAGCTCGTCATGCGTGCCGTCTGGGAGGGAACGCAGCTCGTGGCCGTTGAGGGGGATGGGGGTTACCGTGCCGCTGTAGGGTTCGTATTCGGTTGCTTCGGAGCCGAGTTCGAGCTGAGGGCGAACAACTACATTGTTGCACGTGTATCCGTTTTGGACTCTAAGCCTGACAACAATCCAGTGCCCACCTGTGAGTGTTCTTGTTCCACCTGACCCCACATCTGTGATTTGGCCGTCAATCGTCTCCCAAGTGGTCATGTCGTATGTCCAGAGCTGTATCGAAGACGCACCACCACCAGACGGGCAACCGCTAAGTGTGTATGTGTCGGTCTTTGGCACGAGGAAGTACGACTGTAGGTTGACTGTTGCCGTCGCGGTCCCGTTTAGCGTCACGACACCATCGGCTGCAACGTCACAGTCGATACCGTTGATGGTAATTGCAGAGTATTTAGGAAGAAGATTCTTTCCGACCACACGGAGGCCTATCCCATCATACCCAGAGTCAATCCACGCAGCGTGTCCGACGTACAGTTGCACAGAGAACGAGCTGTCATATGTCTGCGCGTTCCTCACGTACACCTTGCAAAGCGATATGTCCCACTCGCTCGTAAAAGTTCTGGTCAGAGTGGGAGACACGGTGCTTGCATCTCCGAACTTCACTTCGGGCGGATAGGATTTTTCGGTATAGTTGCTCCTATTCGATACAGACAGTGTGTATGTGCCAGCGGGAAGCGTCTTTCCAGTAACAGGCGTAAAGTATGATGCACCTGTTGCCGTACCGCTCATGGTGAACGTACCGTCTTCCGATATGGTGTACGAGACTCCACCTGCGGTACCGCTCTTCGCTGTCAGCGGACCAAGAAGGTTTCCGCTAACGCTCACAATCGGCACGGGCGCGTCGGGTGTCGGCGTTCCGTCCTGCACGGACTCGCCAAGAACGTGCAAACCCTTGAGCGCCGCGTTCGCAGCTCCCTCGATTGTTACCGACGTACCAGAGCCAGTTCGGTCGAGCTGCGAGTCCTCCTTGGTGGAGTAGGTCTTCTCGACCTCTTCTTTGGTTGCCGTAAGCTTGATGGCCTCTGCGTTTTGCTCGATGGCAGTTTCTACAGACTCGAAGTGTGCATCCAAGTCCTCTGGTGCAGGTGACCAAGCTGTTGGCATGTTTCCAGTCTCAAGCTTGATTGCCTTTATGGTCAGGGTGCCAGCGTTCGCCTGTTGCATGCGGCACACGATGAGGTGCTTGTCCGTCCCAGCCGTGTCACTCTGGGTCCACTTCACCCAGTACCTCGCCCAAGACGTACCTATCGCCACGATGCATGCGCCATCAGCACCAGTCCCTTCGTATCCAGTGCTGGTAACGGCTTTCGTCGTGGTGTTTGGGGCGTACCAATGGCAATACGCTGGGTAGTTGGCTACGCTAGACTTCGCATCGAATGAAAGCACGTACTCGCTCTGTCCTTCGACGCGAGGAACGGTGAAGCTTACCCCCTCCGTGTAGTGTGTCGCGCCACTTGCCACGGTGTGGACTATCTCGGTGGACCTGTCCGTGCCAGTCAGCAGATTCCTACCGCCAATCTCCAAGCTTTCAAATTCTGTCTTGGTGACGCGGAGACTAATATCCCTAGTATTTTGAGTGATGCTGCTCTCAGCGGTGGAAACCCTACCCGTGAGGTTTGTGACGTTTCCGTCAGTAGTCTCAAGAGCGGCTTTGGTCGCATACGTCTCGCCAACGGTGGACTCGAACTCCTGAGTGGTCTGCTTGAAGGTGGCGTACTCCTGATGAAACTCGGTCAGGTCAGCGGAAGCCGCCCTAGCGACGCTCTGGGCCTCGGTCGTGGCTTGATCGTAGACAACGTCGGACCACGTCACCGTCCCGTCTGCTGCTACATACTGCATACAGTAGAAGTAGTGCTTGTAATCTTCACTGTAGGTCGGGACACGGGTTGTCCAAGCGCCGCCCGTGGTGGCCGTGGAGGTCACCTTGGAGGTTGGTTTGGCTGGTGCGGTGCTGTTTGCCTTGGTGTACCAGAGCTGCTGGGACTCCTTGACGTTCTTGTTGGCTGTGTTCTGGGCGCTCACGGCCTTGCCGTCTGCGGTCGCTGCGGCTGATGCGGCTGACCGAGAAGTGGACTGGCTCTCCTCGGTGGCTATGTCCCTCGTGACCGCAGACCACGTGTAGGTGTCGTTCAGGAGCTGGTGCTCGTAGCAGTAGTAGTAGTACGGGTAGCTCGCGTTATACGTCGGGACGGCGAGGTTCCAAGCGTTCGCCGTGGAAGCGTTGTTGGTCGTGACGTGAGCCGTGGGCTTGCTCGGTGCGGTCGTGTTGGCCTTCGTGAACCAGAGCTGCACGGTGGACTTGACCGCGCTGCCCTGAATCGTAGTCTGGGTGGTCGTGATGCTAGACAACTGGGACGTGTGGCCGTCCACGGTGTCTGAGATGGTGTTCGTCTTGTTCGTGAGCGTGGAGACGCCCGTGACCGCGCTTCGGCTGTTCGACTGGTTCTCGGTGGTGGCTCTGTCATAGACAACGTCTGACCACGTGTAGGTGCCGTCCGCAAGCTCGTACTGGTAGCAGTAGAAGTAGTACGGATAGCTTGCCGAGTAGGTCGGGACAACGGTACGCCATGCGTTGCCGCTCACTGAGGTCGAGGTGACCTTCGAGGTCGGCTTGGCGGGTGCCGTGTCGTTCGCCTTCGTGTACCAGAGCTGGAGCGTTGACTTCACGTTCTTGTCGGCGGTAGCCTTAGCCGTGTTCGCGGTGCTCACAGCCGTGGCAGCGTTGGTCTTGGCGGTGGATGCGTCCGATGCGGCGGTGTTTGCCGTCGAGACTGCGGTGTCGGCATTGATCTTGGCGGTGTTGGCGGTGCTGAGGGCGGTCGATGCGTCGGATGCCGCCGTGTTCGCCGTGGAGACGGCTGATGCGGCGTCGGTCTTGGCCTTGCTTGCGTCCGATGCCGCGCCCTCTGCCGTGGACTGTGCCGTTGCCGCTGCGGTGGCTGCGTTGCCAGCCTTCGTGTCGGCTGCGGCGGCGTTGGTTATGGCCGTCCTCGCCCTCTCCTGAGACTCGCCCATGGCTATGTCTCTGGTGACGCTAGACCATCCGTAGGTGCCGTCCGTGTACTTCCACTGGTAGCAATAGAAGTAGTTGGGGTAGCTCGCGTTGTAGGCTGGTACGACGGTTCTCCAAGCGTTGCCAGCCGTGGAGGTGGAGGTCACCTGAGAGGTCGGCTTGTTCGGCGCGTCCGTGCTCGACTTGCTGTACCAGAGCTGGGTTGTCTCGACTATTGTCTTGTCGAGCTTGCCTTGCATCTGGGTCTGGGTGGTCTGAACGCTGCCGATGGTCTGGGTATGTCCGTCCACCGTGTCGGAGACGTTGTTCACCTTCGTGGTGAGGGTGCTGACCGTGGAGCTGTCGGCCTTCGTCTCAAGGGTGTTGTTGATTGAGGTGATGGACTGCGTGTGACCGTCAACCGTGTCGGAGACGGTGTTGAGCCTGTTGCTGACCGTCTCCACCGTCGAGCTGTCGGCCTTGGACTCCACAGTGGTGGAAAGCTCGCCGATGGTGGTGTTGATGCCCGTGATGTCCTGCTCGGTCTTGCTCACCCTAGTGGTCAGGGCGGTGACCGTGGAGCCGTCTGCCTTGTTGGAGAGGGTCTGGCTCATCTGGGTAATCGTCTGCGAGTGCTGGTCAACGGTGTCGGACACCTCGTTGAAGGTCGTGGTGTCAACCTTGTCGAGGATGTCATCCTCTGCGTCGGACATGCGGGTCTCAAGGCTCTCGGTCTTGGTCTTGAGGGTTCCCGTGTCGGTCTTCAACGTGGAAATATCGCTGTCGAAGGTCGTAATCTTGCCCTCGGCGGTGCTGAGCCGCTGGAGGGCGTTGGTCACGTCGCTGTCCTTGATGAGCTGCCAACTGTAGGTGTTCCCGCTCTTGGTGAAGCGGTAGTTGTAGCCGTTCTGCTGGGAGTTGGAGTTGACCACGAAGTAGACATCACCAACGTGCCTGTCTCGCTCATCCGAGGTGTTCCAGCCACTTGCTGGCGAGTTGTTCAGCGTCGGTACGTCGGTGCCAGTCCAAGTCTCGATTGCGCCGTCAATCTCGGCCTGCATTGCGGAGAGCTTGTTATCGACTTCCTGTTCGGTGTAAACGTCCTCGGAGAGCTTATCGAGCGAGAGGGAGCCTTCGCCGATTCTCTGGCCGTTGATGGTGCCCGCCGTGATGTTGTCGGCGTTGATGTTGGTGACGTTAATCGTCTCGCCGTTGATGGTGCCAGCCGTGAGCTTGTTCGCGGAGAGGCTGTTAATCATGGCGTTGCTGATGGAGCCGTCCTTTATTACGCCGTTCTGAATCCAAGCAACGTCCGCGTTGGACATGTCTGCGTGGAGGTAGGTCGCGTCGATTGCGTCGGCGGTGATGTAGTCCGACTCTAGCACGGAAATGTCGGCCTTGGTGGACTCAAGGCTGTCTATGCGGGCGTTGGCTGCGGTGAGGTCGGCAACGTCGGCCTTGCCAGCCATGAGCTGACCAACCCTAGCCTGCTCTGCCGTCATGTCTGCGGCAACGAGGTAGTCGGCCTCGATGTTTCCTATCCTCGCCGTGGCTGCGTTCAGGTTGTCGATGGACGCATAGGTGCTGTCAAGCGCCTCTATCACGGCGTGGTCTGCGTGGAGCTGATCGGTGTCCACCTGGGCGAGCTTCGCCTTGTCGGCAATGATGCTCTGGGCCGTCACCTCACCAGCGGTGAGCTCGCCGACGTATGCGGTCGCGGCGCTCAGCTGGTCAGCCGTGAGGTCGTGCACCTTCGCGGTGTCGGCCTGCAGGTTCTTGATTACGGCTGAGTCGGCCTTGAGCGCGTCGACCTCAAGCGTCTCGACCTTATCAAGCGCCTCGGTTGCCTTGTCGTTGGCGACGTTCGCCACGGCATCGTCCGTGACGGGATGGGTGTAGTTCGCGACGAGGGTGCCCTTGTGCTTGCGCACCTCGACTCGGACGCGATCACCGACGAGCGCCTTTACGTCCATGGTGTCGCACCATACCGCCGTGCCGCCATCGATGAGGACGTACGCCTTCGAGTCATCCGTCTGCTGCACGACGCCCTTGTACTGGGATACCGGCTCCTCATTCGGAGTCGCCATGAGCAGGGAGAGCTTGTCTGCGGGATTTGTCATGCTATGCGCTCCAAAGCTCCTCTGTGGACGTGGCCGTGAGGTCGAGCCTCGCCTCCACGTCGCAGTTGAGGTCCATCATGTTTATCGTCACCGTCTCCTCAGCGCCCAGCTTGGAGTCCGAGAAGAGGATTGCGTCGCCAAGCCGCAGCGGCAGGTACCCGATGCCGAGCGAGTACGTCCTCGTGATTACCGACTCCTCGCGCAGCCGCCTGCGGGCGTACTCGTCGGCGACCTCCTGGGAGGACCCTGACGGCAAGCCGTCGGGATTCATCTCTCGGTGCGTGATGACGCGCCCGCGCCTAGTTGTCGACGTCCTAGATGCGGGATCGTGGTTCCACGCAACGCCCTTCACCCACTCGCCAGCGTCCGAGCGTATGGCCTCGAAGTGGTTGGGTATGTCGAACAGGTCAGTCTCGTAGTCCCTGTCGGCGAACAGGATGCCGCGCTCATCGGTGTCGGATATGGTTCGCACGGGACGCAGCGACCACGGCTCCGCCCTTGGCGAGAAGACGACGCGGCCCATCCCGTCGACCGAGAAGCAGATGTTCGCCTCGTCGCAGACCGCCCAGAGCATGTCGAGCCAGCTCTCGTCCTCGCTCGCCACCACGTCGCTTGCGAGCGTGACGCCCGTGCCGTACGGAACGAACGGGGCACGCATGTGCGAGCAGATGATGGCGATGGCGTCGTCCGCAGAGCCAGAGACTGACCAGCCGACTGGCGGCTTGTCGTCCCTCAGCTCAAGCAGCGGAGAGTAGCCTTCGATTGAGTCGGTGCGCACGGTGCCTTCTGTCGAGCCCTTCGCGGTCTGGCAGAGCAGCGTCGCCACGGCATGCCTCTCAGCGAGGTCACCCTGAATCGCGTCGCACCACACCCTGACGTAGAACTCGTCTCCGACGCCGCCGTCTATCTCAAGGGAGCCAGACACGAGAAGGTCGCTCTCCGCGTCCCACTTGACCGAGCAGGAGCGCACGGACGGCAGCTCCTCGGCGTCGACCCACGTGTCGGGGTCGACCAGCGTGTAGCGCCAGTCGATCCTGAGCGAGCTTGTCCAGTCCATCTACGATTCCACCTTCGTGACGTTGAGAGAGACCTGCACGGCACGCTCGCCGTGTATGATGCCAAGCGACGACACGTCAACGTGCGCCCAGTAGCCAGAGCCGTAGGGCTCGCGGACGTACACGTCGCCCATGTAGGCGGCGAGCGCTCTCACCGCGTTCACCTGGTCAAGCCCCTCGTATCTGCTGACGACGCACGACCACGTCGCGGTGCGGCCACGCTGCGTGCCATAGCGCGATACGGGGTCCTTGCGGCCAGCCCACTGATTAAGAGACGACTGCTTCGACCACTGTTCGCTCACGTCGACGTTGTACGGGAGCACGAGCCGCTCGCCAGAGAACGTGACGCCATCGCTGTCGTTCGTCGGCTCTCCCCAGCCCTCGTCCCATTGAATGACGATTCCCGGTGACTTGATGTCTATCGTCACGTCGGAGAAGCCCTGCGCACCGCTCGTGGTGTCAGTCGCCACTATCCTGTACGTGCAGGCGCCGAAGTTCGGGTGGGTGTCTAGGCATACGGCATTGCCGTCGTTGGCCATCCACTCGCCTATAAGCACGTTGTCGTCGCCCAAGCGCCACACCGAGAGCGTCACGCCGTTGAGAAGCGTGCCGTCTGGGCCGTCCGTGCATCGCGGCCTGATGGTCGCCGACATGGTGTCCCTGTCGAACGTCACGTCGGCGTCACAGCCGCTGACTGCAGTCTGTCCGATGTCGGCGACGAACGTCGCAGGAGTCGCCTCGGAGACGAGTCCTTGCGCCGTGTAGCATCCGCCTCTCACGACATACGTGGCGCCAGACATGAGCCTGATGTCGACGACGGTGAGCGAGACTTCCCAGCCAGCCACCGTGCAGCCGTCATCACCAGGCACCGCCTCGCCAGACCATACCGCGTCGCCCTCCGCGACCCAAGCGGACGAGCCGTCTGGGCCAACAGTCTCGTACGGCTCGTCGGCGATGACCGAGAGCCAGAACCTCGTCGGCCTGTTACCAGCAGCCGTGGAGCCAGCGGACACGCCTATGCTTACGGGAAGCTGCTCGATCACGCTTGAGACGGAAATCGTGGCCGTAGGCTTCGCCCAGACGGTCACGCTGCCAGTTGCCGACCACGGCGACCAGTCGCTTGCGCTCCCCGTGTCGAGCCCGCCCCTCGTGCGCACCCTCCACTGTAGCGTGGAGCCGTCCACAAAGCCTTGGGTCGCGGGCGTGATGGTGAGCATCTGCGAGGTCGTGCCAGTGGACACGGTCTTCCAAGAGCCGTCGTTTACCTGCAGCTCGTATGCGGTCTGAGCCGAGCCGTCCTCGGAGTTGTGAGTCCACGAGAGCGTCAGCGGCTCGTCTACGACGGCTGCGCTCGGAACCTGCCCAAGCGTCGGAGCCGCTGGCACAGTGCCGACCACGCAAGAGACTTGGTAGACATTCGTGCCCGTGCCGACGCATGCGTACCCAGACTGCTGGTAGGAGTCGGTGGCCTTGGATTCGACGCGCCTGACCCTGAACCAGTAGGTCTTTCCGGGTTCCAAGCCGCCGATGGTGCGCCAACCGTTGCCGCTCGCGTCGGGCTTACCGTCCTCCTCGCTCGACTCGACCTCTGCGTGGTTGTCCCACGCAGAGGGGTCTTCCGACCACTCGACGAGATACCTGTCGCCCGTGGTGCCAGAGTCCTTCCAGCCGAGCCTGACGGAGCCAGATTCGGCGTCGCACGACACGACCATGGCGGTGAGGTTCGTCGGGGCCATCGGACGCCCGTAGTAGGTGTCCGACGGCAGCGACATCGTTCCGAGCGTCTTGCTGTCGAGCTTCCATCGTGCGGCGAACTGGTAGTAGTGGCCGTCGGCTGGGGTCACGAAGACGGGCGTGTTGACGGCGCTCGTGCGAAGCGCGGAGAAGGTGCCGCCATCCTGCGAGCGGTAGTAGGCGACTGACTCGACGAGACTTGGCGCGGAGGTCGCGTTGAGCCTGATGAGGTCGCCGTACCAGTCGACGTCGAACTTGGGCGCCTCAAGCGCCTCGCCATGGGCGTTCGTCCACTTGGGGTTCGTGATGGGCGTCGAGTAGACGCCGCCGTGCCTCCAAGACGAGCCCGACTTGGGGATGGGGTCGACGTAGATGCGCAGCTTCGTTGACGTCTCCGCCGCGCCGCTGGGCGACCACGTGGTCTGGAACCACCTGACGCCGTCCTTCGTCTCGTACGAGGACGTGGGGACGCTTGAGGACGAGCCGTTGGACAGCACCCACACGCCGTTGGTCGTGTTCCAGTATTCCCAATAGACATTAAAGTGGTCAGTGGTACTGCCAGTGTTGAACCTCCACTGGGCGATGACGGTGCCCTCGCCCTGGTCGAGGACCGTGACTTTCAGGCCCTCGACCTTCCAGATGGTCGCCATGCCTACCCCCTCTTGCCCATTCGCGCGTACCTCTGCGCCTCGTCGAACGTCGCGTCCATGGCCTTCGCGAGCGCGGAGTCGGGAGCCACGGTGAGGCCGTTGATGACGTAGGTGTTGCCAGCGCTGACGGCGCCCATCCTGCTCGCCATGCCGTCGGCAATCGCGTCGGCGATGGGCAGCATGTACTTCCTGTTGGTGAGCGGCACGACCGCGCCGCCAGTCGCCCAGTTCTGAACGGCCTCAATGCCGTCCTCGCCGATCCATCCCTGGTTGGTGAGGGTCGGCCCCGTCGCGATGTAGCCAGTCGCGTGCTTCGGGATGACGGGACGGCTGTTCAGACCGCCAGTTGCCTGCGTGGTCTGCTGCACGGTGGTGACCGTCACGGTTGCCCTGCGGCCATCGAGCCTAGTCAGGCTCCTGCCGATGTAGTCGAGCCCAGAGGACGCGAGGTCGTTCAGACCGACCGTCGGCGTCGGCTTCATGTTGCCCGTCTTGTTGAGGTCGTCCTGCAGGCTCTTGTTCTTTGGGGTCGCCTTGTCGTCCACATCGATTGTCGGAGTCGGGTTCTCGTCGGCAATATCCTGCAGCTGTTCTTTGGCGTCCAAAGCCTTCTGCGCAGCGTCGCCGTCATCGACGTAATACTGCGTGATTACCTCGTCGGGAATCTCGGCGAGGTCGGTCTGTATGTCGTAAATCTTGCCCTGCGAATCGATGATGGAGCCGTTGTCGCCGATGTAGAAGGTCTTGTCGCCAATCTGAACCGCGTCGAGCCCAGCGATGAGCGTCATGGTCGCGTTGAGGTCCTCGCCAGCCACCTCGTACATCGACTGGAAGGCGGACGCGGTGAGCGAGCCCATCTTCTCGGCTGCGTCGGGAGCCTGCTCAAGCGCGGCGTTCCACGTCCACATCTGCACGCCGCCCTCTTCGAGCGCGGCGATGACCTGCTGCATGGAGCCGTCGACGTCGGAGAACGACGATGCCAGCCTTGTCATGTCGACGCCGTTCAGCTCGTCGGCGTTGGCATGGACGGCGGCAAGTCCGTCGGCTATCAGGTTGAAGCCCGCGTTGTCGCCACCGAGCTCGTCGACCGCCTTTGACAGTCGGTTCATGTTGCCGGTCACGTCGTTTGTGACCGTCTCGGTGCGGCGCTCGTACTCGGCCTGTGCCTTGGCGGCGCTGTCCAAAACCTCCTGCTGCTTCGCCAGCTCCTCGCTTGCGGCCCCAATCTTGCCGTCGAGGGTGTCTATGGCGCCTTGGGTCTTGTTGACCTCGGTCTGGTAGTTGCTTACGGTCTTCTGCGCCCTTGCTACCTCTTCCTCGTACGCCGCGAGAACCTTAGCCTCGTCGTACTGGTTGCCGTAGACCTCCTTGGCGCGGTCAATGTACCCTTGCTTGCCCTCGTCGCTCACGAGATTGTTGTACTCGTCCTGCGCCTCGTTCAGCTTGTCCTGAGCTTCCGCCCACTCACCGACCGCCTTCGCGTAGTCGTCGCTGTAGTAGTCGATGAGCGCCTGCTGCTTTCGGGCCTCGATGTTCGCGAGGATAACGCCCGTGTTCTCCTGAATCTTGCCAGTCTCGGTGTCGATGATGTTGCCGTACTCGTCAAGGCCGTAGGTCGTTCCGCAGGCGTCGTTCACGGCATTGAGCGCCGCTTCGAGCCTGTATGCCTCATCCTTGGTGAGGTCGGCCTTGCCGCCGAGCGTCCCGATGGTTTCGGCGTAGTAGTCCATCTGGCCTGCGTAGGTGCCGTACTGCTTGTTGGAGTCCTCGATGGTCTTGGTGAGGTCGGCGAGCCTGGTCTCGTAGTCGTTCGAGTCAGAGATGAGCTCCTGCAGAGAGCGCCCAGCCACGCCAAGGGACTCTGCGGTCGCTTCCGACGTCGTACCGACGCCCTTGAGGGCCTTGGACAAACCCGTTGTGGCGGCAACATGCTCCTTGTAGCGCTGTTGCAGCTTCATCAGCTCGCTGATAATCATGCCTACGCCCACAAGGACCGCACCAATCGCGAGCCCCTTGACCAACGACATGCCGAGCTGGCCTGCGACCATCTTGACCTTGTCCATCGTGGTCATGGTGCTCTTCAATGCGTCAACAGCCGCCTGACCGCCCGTGGCGTACGCCGCCTTCACCATCGCCATGCCGTCGACGCTGGCGTCAACCCAGTCGAAGAACTCGTTCTTGGCGATGGCGAGGGTGGAGCCCATCGAAAGCATCGGACCAAGCGCGGTCGCGATGCCGCCAATACCGACAATCCACTTCTTCGTCTCGACGTCGAGCGACGACAACAGGGATGAGGCGTTCTGAACCCATCCCGAGAACATCTGCAGCCACGGAGCCGCTCCCTCGCCAAGCTCGGCAAGTGCGCTCTGCGCGTTGTTCTTGAGAATCTGCAGCTGGCCAGAGAAGCCCTCGGCCTTCTTGGAAGCCTCGTTTGCGGCGTCACCAGCCTCCCCCCACTTGTCGGAAATGCCGTTCCAAGCGTCTTCGGACATGCGGAGGTTGTCATCAAGACCGCCGATGGTCTGCATCAGGCCCTCGATGGCCTGCTTCTGGCGCACCGACGTGATCTTGAAGCTCTGCAGCACCGCGTCTGCGGAACCGCCTGCGGCCTCGATGTCGTTCAGGCCCTTGATGAAGTCGCGCATGACCTGTGTCGGGTCGTTCTCCCACGCCTTCACGAAGTCGTCGGCGGTCATGTGGGCAACGTCGGCGATGCCCTGCAGTGAGTTCTTCGCGCCCTCCATGGTGTCGCTCAGCTCGCCGAACACCTCGTCGGGGTTCAGCTCCCACGCCTCTGCGAACTCGTCAGCGCTCTGGCCCATGAGGTTCGCGAAGACGGTCAGCTTGTCGCCGCCCTCCTCGACCGCAGCGTTGATGGACTCGAAGCTGGTGTCGATGGTGCCGCCTGCGGAGGCCACGGCTGTCTCGAAGAAGCTCATGGTCTTGCTGATGGCGGTGCCTGCGGCCTCGGCGTTCTGGCCCGTGCTCGCGATGGTGCTCGACCAAGCCAGGATGTCGCTGCCGCTCATGCCGACGATGCTGCCCATCGAGCCGATGCGCTCGGCGATGTTGGCAATCTCCGTCTCGGTGGACGCGCCGTTGTTGCCGAGTCGAACGAGGGCGTCTGCGAAGCCGTCGTAGTCGTCGGCGGTGAGGTGCAGGATGTTGCTGAGGTGGCCGAGCGCGTCCGCAGCGCCCTCCACGTCAAGGTTGGTGGCGACGTCGATGTTGCTGATGGCGGTCGCGAACGCTTCCAGGTCTTCCGTGGCCACGCCCAACTCGCCGCCGATTGCCTCGATTGCGAGAATCTGGTCGGCGCTCGTGACGTGCGTGCGCGAGAAGTCGATGGCGCTCTTCCTCAGCGACTCGAACTGCTCCTCGGTGCCGTTGACCGTCTTGCGCATGTCGCGGTAGGCGGAGTCGATGGTGGAGCTTGCGTCGACCATCTTGTATCCGAGCGCCGTGAAGGCTGGCGTGACCGTCGCGGAGAGGGTCATGCCGAGGGACTTGACGGTGGACGGGTTGAGGATGCTGTCGCTCTTGAACTTCATCGAGTCAGCTGCCTTCTGCGCAGCTGCCTTTGCCTCGTCCATCTCCTGAGAGACATCGCGTGCGGCCTGAGCGGTCTTGGCCATCTCGTTCTCGGACCTTGCCGAGTCGTAGGCCGCTTCCAGCTCGTTCTCCTTGGCGATGGCTCCATCGAGCTGTCCCTCAAGGTCCCTGAGACTGGCCTCGGCCTTCTCTATCTCCTCTTCGGGGTTGCGGAAGATTCTGACCTCGGAAGTCCTCTCTAGGTCAGAGATGGACTTCTTGAGCGCGTCAACCTTGTCGCTCTGCCGCTGCATCGCCTCCTGAGCGCGGCTTGACGCCTTCTCCTGCGCGGCTAGCTCCTTGCCAAAGTCCCTGACGTTGACCTTTGCCGCGTCATAAGAGGACTGGACTTCGCGTATCTCAGATTCAAGCCTTTCGATCTCCTGGAACATCCCGACGAAGTCTGCGCCCTCAACGGGGTGCTCGAACGCATCCTGCAGCTCGTCGTACTTGCGCTTGAGCTCGTCCAGCTTCGCCTTGTAACCGTCGGCTTCCTGCTTTGCGCTGTCAAACGCGCCCTGCTTCTCGCCGAGCTTCTGCTGCTCCGCCGCGACCTCGGCTTCCTTCTGGGCGAGCTTCTCCATCTCGCCCGTAAGCCTCTGCGTGCTGCTCTTCCACCTCTCGACTTCGTCGCTATAAGACGCGAGGGTCGTGTCGCCCCTCATGTTCGCGATGGTCTGCTTCAAGCGCTCGGTCTGGTCCGTGAGGTTCTGCACCGACGCCCGCTGGTCGTTGAGGTCCTTCTGCGCGATGCGAGCCTTCTCTGCGGACTCCTCGACCCACTTGGCGAGGTCTTGGTGGCCCTTCGCGGCCTCGGCCACGCCGCTCATCTCGAAGTGACCGAGCTCAGCCTTGAGCAGCTGCACCTTCTGCTCGGATAGCTCGGCCTTCTGCTGCAGGGCGTCAAAGTGGCGCTTCGCGAGCTCGATGTTGCCGGGGTCGAGCTTCATGGCCTCGCTCGTGCGCTTAATGTCTCCCTCGACGTTTTCGAGCGCGGCGTCGACCCTGCGCACCTCGGACTCTAGCTCCTGGAACCACGGAGTCCTCGCAACCTCGGTCATCGAGTCGTCGAGCCTGCGCATGGTCTGGGACATGCCCTCGACCTCAGACTCCCAACGCTGGATGTCGACGAGCCCCTGGTCGTACGTGAGGGCGTCGTCAAACGCCTTCTTCTCGTCCTGCGCCTCCTTGAAAGCCTTCTGCAGGTCGCGGACGTTTGAGATTGCGGATTCCTCGATAACGATGCCGAGATTCTTTGCGTCAGCAACAACGTCGTCAAGGTCGAGCCCACGCTTGAACATGTCGTGGAAGTTCATCTGCTTGAACTCGGTGAGCCTCTTCAACTCGTCAGGCGTGATGATTGGCTTGCTGTCAAGCCCAGCAGCTCGCGCGTCGTTAATCTCCTTGAGTTCTCTCTTGAAATCGCTGAGCGTGGTGGTGGTGCTCATGAGACGGCTTGCGGTCTGCTCGTCGATGCCGAGCTGGTCTTTTGCGAAGTCCGCGCCAGCGCTGCGAGACTTCTTGTTCCACGCCTCGTAAATCTTGGCGAGCGTGTCAACGAGGCCGCTGAACCGCTCGTCGGCCTGCTTCGCCTTGAGCGAAAGGTTATCCGTGTCGCTCGCGATGTCGCGGATTGACCTCTCCTCGCCACCAATCTTCACGATGGTGTCGCCGAGCTGCTCCATCGCCTTGCGGGCAATCTGAATCTTCGACTGCAGGCTCTGCATGCGGTCGCCTGTGAGCCTTATACGCGTGTTGACGTTCGTCAGGCTGTTCGGGTCGAACTGCATGGCTTGAGTCGCCTTCCTGATGCGGCTCTGCAGCTCTGCCGCGCTCTTGGTGGATGCCTTGAGCGCGTTCGTGAGCTTGGTGGTGTCACCACCGATGCGAATCTCAAGGCCAGCGTACTCCGCCATGCGAACCACCTACCCTAGCATCGTTCGTATGTCCTGCTGGGTGGCCTTGGTGACCACCTCAGCTTCCCTTTCCTGTTTGGTCGGCCTGCCGTCGTTCATCGCGGCGAGGTCGAAGATGACCTCCCCGTAAGGCATCACGGCGAGGTCCTGTCGGCTATAGCCCAGCTTTAGGGCTGACAGCCAAATCTTTGAGTAGTGCAGGCGAGACGGCTTCTCGTCCTCGCTCTCACTGCTGCTCTCGCCCTGCCTTAGCGAGTCGGGCGGTGAGGGTACGAAAGGTGGCATCGATCTCCTTGGTCACGCAGAAGTGCAGGTCGGAGAAGTCGATGATGTCAGCCGCGTGCTGCTCGATGAACTCCGTGTAGTCGGGGATCGGGTCAAGGCCCCTGTTCAGGCCAGCCACGTCGCCAGCGCGGAGCATCGCCCACGTCGCCCGCATGTCGGCGTCCCAGTCGATGCCGATGAGCGCCGAGAACGTGCTGTCTGTGGCTTCGCCCGTGTCCATCACGTCGTTGATGAGCGAGTGGTGCTTCGACGCGGGGTCTTCCAGAAACGCCTGCTCGTAGAGTCGAAGCGCGTACATGGAGCAGACGGCCACGTAGGTGTCGTCGCCGTCACCCCAGCGAAGCGGGTTGTGAAGGCCGCGACCGGTTGCGTTCTTGTACTTGATGAGCATGTCTTAAACACTCCTGTCTGTGTCTAGGTATGCGAGAAGCCCCCGCAGCGCAGTGACAGGATGCGCTACGGGGGCTTTCTCAACTAATTGGTGGTTGTGCCGATGTGGCTACTAGGCGCCAGCCTTGGTGGGCACCGGGACGGCGGTGTACCAGCCAGCGAAGGCGGAGTCCGCCGTATAGGCAGAGCCCTTGACGATGTTCTTGGTTTCGCCGCCGAACTGGAAGTCCTTGCCGATTGCCGTGAACTCAAGGTCCTGAGTGTCGGGCGTGGTGGAGTCGGACTTGGTGTTGGCGCCAGCGGTGGAGCGCTGGGCGGTGCAGTTGAAGAAGACGTAGCGCTTCTCGTCCGCGTCGCCCTCGACCTGGTACATCAGGGCGAAGGACTTGCTGGAAGCGTCTGCAATCTCAAGCTGCATGCCGTTGTCGTCCTTGACCTCGCCGAGCACGTCGATCATGAACTGGGCGGGAATCTTTGCGAGCGTCAGCGTGCCGGTGTAGCCGCTGTTGACGGCGGGCGCGACGAAGTAGGTGATGTTGTCGGCATAGAACTTCTCAGGCTCGGAGCCCTCGCGGTTGAGGGTCAGGCTCACGGCGCCGGGAAGGGCGACGGGGGTGCTGTAGTTGTCACCCTCGATTACGGCGTAGTACGCCTTGGAAAGTCCGAACTGGACCTTAGAAAGCTCGGCCATGGTGGCCTCCTATTCTTCTCTGTTGTGATAGGTGAAGTCGTACTGCTCGATGTGGCAGACCTCGGACTCCGACCACTCCCCCGACTCGTCGGGGACGCAGCCGAGCGAGAGGATGGCGTCTCTCACGAGCGCCTCCGTCTCTTGGTCTGAGACCTTCTCGAACAGCTCGACGTGGAAGCGCGGAAGGCTCGCGTAAACGGTCCCGTCCGCGACGAAGCCGCCGGGGGACTCGACCGTGTACACGAAGAAGGGCGGCGCGGGCGACTTGCCCACTGGGTAGGCGTCCTGCCGACCGGGGATGCCAGTCGCGAGGAGTGCCGCGTAGACGACTGACTTTGCGCTCATTGCAGGTACCTCGCTATGTACTCTCCGAGATGTTCGCGGGCGAAGCGAAACGCGTAGTCGGCTGCTGGCTTCACGTGCGGATACGCCCGTGTCCTGCCGCCGCCAATCTTGGCGTGACCCTTCTCAAGAAGGTGCGGGAGTCCCGGCTTCCTTGAGTAGATGTGGCCCTCGACGCCGTGCTTCTGGCGCAACGCGCGGTAGGTGACGGCCTTGGGATAGTCCTTCCAGCCGTAGGACTTGGCGTTATCGCGCCACTCGTCGCGACCATCTGACACGGAGTCGTGCACGAGCTGGAAGACGGCCTCGTCCGCACCGTCGGCGATGTCGCCGAGGATGTCGGACAGTGCCGACGCGAACTGGTCCTCATCGACCCAGAGGTGCCTACCCATTGTCGTTCCTAGCGTGGGTGGCGTAGGTGAGGATGGTGTTGTCGCCTCGCGTCGTGGAGTAGCTCAGGTCGTACTCGCGACCGTTGTACACGGCTTGGCTCTGGCCAGCGTAGTCGATGGTCCGCACTTCGACCTGCAGCTCTGGCTTTAGGCCGAGCTGCGCCGCAGTAGCCCACGTCTCGTAGCCGACGGAGCGGACGTTGCAGAACACCTGTGTGTCGATAGGCTCGCCCTCGACCTCGTTGCCCTCGTTGTCGACGGTCATGTTCGCCTCGATGTCACGGAGCAGGATGACCGAGTCCCACCTCATCGCCGCTCACCTCCCCCGTCTCGTAGACGGCGTTGAAGCGGCTGTTGAGCATGGAGCACACCATGGAGTCGTAGGAGTCCATGAAGCGCTTCGCCTCGTCGTTGTCGTAGCCGTACTGGGCCTTCACGTAGGTCATGATGGCCCGCTTCGCCATGACGGGCAGCGAGAACTCGTCTATGTCGTCGTAGGTGAACGACGGGTCGAACGGGTCGGTGCCGAGCCACTTGACCGAGACGCCCTTGTTGGCCATGTCGAAGAGCGCTGCGGCTATCTCGTCGCGAATCTCGGAGTCAGTGGCGTCGTGCCCCACCCTGACATTGACCTTCGCGTCATCGAGCAGGGACACGACGACCACCTCCTACTATTCGTCGGTCTTGCGCTTCCTTGCGCGGGTCGTGCGCCGCTCGGGCGTCTTCTCGCGCGTCTCTGGGGTGACAGGAACCTTGGCCTCGACGAGGACGGCGCCCTCGGGGGCCTTGCCGTCCTCGAAGCGCCAGAGGACGCCGCGCCACCTGTAGGTGCGCAGCATCACTAAGCCGCCACGGTGATGTCGACGAAGCCTGCGGGACGGCGCACGGCCAGCTTCTCGCGGACCTCGGCACGGATGGTCATGAGGTTCTTGACGAAGTCGTCCTGGTCGGTGTTGGTGGCCTCGACGGTGACGCCCTCGGCCTTGGTGACGAGGGACGCGCAGGTGTCGAAGGCGCCGACGACAATGTGGTTGGCGGTGAGCTGGTTGGAGAGGACAATCGGGAGGTTCCAGATGTTCTCGCCGTGCAGCGCCGCGAAGTAGCCGCCGCCGTAGTAGTCCTTGTCGGCGTTCTTGCCGATGCGCAGGAGCTTCCAGATGGCGGGGGTCATGACGATTGCGTTGGCGGGACGGCCGGAGTACGTCATGGTGTCGGCGATGGCGTTGGCGATCTGGTCGGCGATCTCGACGGCGTCGCGGGTGACTGCGGTGTCGGAGCCGATGGTCTGGATGCCAGAGGTGGCGAGCAGGTTCTTGATGACCTTGCCCTGACGCACGAGGTTCAGCTCATAGACCAGTCGCCCGTTGATGGTGCTGGCGAGGAAGCCGTAGTCGTCGATGAACTCGTCAGACTCCTTGACGAAGGCGGCGACCTTCTCAAGGGAGACGGTGACGGGCTCGGGGTCGGCGAAGTGCACCTGCGACTTGGTGGCGCCCTCTGCGGTCACCTCGGCGATGGTGCCCTCCATGGGGCTCTCGACGAAGTAGACGAGAGTGTTGCCCGTGATGACCTCGCGGCCAAGCAGGTTCAGGACGCCCATGGACTCGCGGACGCCCTCGACGATGTTGGTGTCGTAGGTAGTCGCGGTCACCTTGAGCTCTGCGCCCTCGGGAGACATGTGGGTGTCGGTCGCGGCGCGAGAGTACGCAGGGGCGACGATGTGGAAGGACTTTCCGTGGCCCTCACGCTTCGCATAGTCGACGAAGTGGGCGCCAAGGGAGCGTGCAATCTCAGGCATGTTGGTTGCCTCCTCGGTCTTGTTCTCGTTGACGGCCTTGGAAGCGACGGACTCGATGGTGGAGCCGCCGCCGTTGATGACGAGCTGGCGCTTCTCGGCGTTGAGGGCCGCGAGGTTGGCGCGATGCTCGTCCTCGGCCTTGTACAGGTTCATCTCGGAGTCGATGGACTCCATCTGCTCGATGGTCACGTCCTCGGGCAGGTTGGCGGAGAGCTCAAGCACCTCCGCGCGGCGGGTCATGTAGGCCTCG